GGACAGGATGCGGCCCTGCTGTTGGGAGCGCACTGCTTCCATTTGATCCATCATGGCCGACTCACGGAACTGCTGCGAGCGCATCTGTCCGTAACTGTATTCTGCTTCTGACCGCTCAAAGTCGCGCAGCAGGGCATCAACAGAGTTACCAGCGACCCCGCCTTCACCTGCCGCTGCTCGGCCTGCGCCCATAGCCTGACGGGCCTGACGCGAGGCTTTCATAATGTCCATAGCGCGGGCCTCCCTCTCTTGGGACATGCGCTGCTGCATCCCCTTGTACTGGCTAAACGCAGCATCGTTAGCGATCTTGGTGTTCTGCGCGTGGATCTTGTTTTGGTACTCAGCGGTCGCTTCGGCTTGCGCCTTTTGACCTGAGTACTGAAGAACTCCTTGAGCCCCCGACATGAGGGTCATTGCACCTACGTTGCACATATTAGGGCGAACTCCAGAAAGGGTGGTTGGCGGCGAATGATTGAAACGCCCAGCCAGCGGAGCCACTTGATGTGAAGCTCGTTGTTGGCGTGGACAAAGTTGGTAAGTAAGTCGTATCCCTCAGAGACCTCCCCAAGCCACTTGCGGGACTCGCGGAGGAACTGAAACTTGATGCTCTCGATGTCGGGGGTGCCCATCATCCACAGGGCTCCCACAGAGAGCCCCTGTAAGGCTATAGGAGAGACTCCAAAGATGGCGATGGGTTTCCCATCCAGCGTGACGGTGAACGCCTTAGAGGAGGACAGGAGGCAGTCAGTGAGGCCGTCCCGCGCATTCGTGCCCGCCGCCTTGATCTCTAAAAGGTCAGCAGGACGCAGACGGTCCTCCAAAGATATAACATCCTGGTAGCAAGAGCGCCGGACTTCGGCTAACCCATGCGAGTGCTGCGGCGGTCGTAACTTGCTTCCCATTCGGTACTCAAAAGTCGGGTGGGTAAGGGGGTGTCGTTTGTCACTTCAATCGCTACCTCGTCATGGCGAGCCATCACGGGGAACTTGAAGAGACCTGAGGTCACCGAGGGTGCCCCAATGGTTAGAATCCCAGCACCGATGATCTGAGCCGTAAACGGGTACTCAAAAGCGGTCTGGTTGTCGGGCGTAACAGTGATCTTGAAGTAGCCTGTGTCCTCGTACAGCAACGTCCCCCGGCGAACTTGGAAACGGCCTGACAGGACGGGAGCCATCCCCCCGCGCTGAGAGGCAACTTGGAGGGTGGGCTCAGAGAAGACGTACTTGAACGTGTACTGCTCGCCAATCCACAGCGGGGTGGCAGTCTGGTCACCAGCGATGACCAAGGTGTCGGTGCCTGTAGACAGGACCTTGTGGTTGACCCCGACTTGAGCCGTTGAAGTGGCGCGGGAGACAACCTGCATCGTCCGGCCAGTCGCTAAGTTGTACGGCAGGTTTAGAGTGGTCTGGTCGGTGCCTGAGTCATAGGTCCGAGAGTCACAGTCAGTCTCTTTGATCCGGCGGTCTAGGTGGATCTTGAAGGTACTGTCTGTGTCCTTCTGCCCCGGCTCAAACGAAAGTTTCTCTAGGAAGACTCCCTCGGCTCGCTGGATCAGCATGTAAAGCGTGGAGTCAATGAAGTCCACGTTCTTGATCTCAGCGTCAGGGCCAAGGGTAAAAGTGAACCAGCTCGACTGGACCCTCTGGCCGCCGTTGTTGAAGTATTTGTAGACCCACAGGGTTTGGGTCGAGCCAGTTGCAAGGACCACCAGGACATCCTCCTTGGTGGAAGCCGCCATCTTAGTGATTTCCCCGGTGATGTAGGTGGGGATCGGAGCCGTGACCTCTAGGGCCTCAAAGCTCAGGCGTTGACTAGAGACATCGCGGTACTCGCGGACACCCGCGTAAGACCCACGGTCTGTAGCGAAGAAGATCGCGTCACCCGTAGCTACAGGGTCGGCGTTGCGGCTGTTCTCAAACTCCGATGACGGAGTGATATTGACAGTTCTTGGGGAGAGCATCCCCTCGGACCTCAGGACAAACTGGGTCTGATCGCTAAACAGCACCAGCACTTCCACAAAGGGGACCGCATGGCGCAAGACAGCAACCTTCGTGTGGGCTGCGGTAACGTCGATGACCGCAGAGTCCAGCAGTTGAGTCACGGTGGTCCTGAAGAAACTGAAGAAGACAGCAGCCTCACTCATCAGGATATGCTCGCCAGACAGCAGCCCCAGACGGTTCTTGAAGAAGAACACATCGTTGATGGTTCCCCCTACGAAGCTAGGGTCAGGGTTGGTGTCGGCATCGCCCGCCTCGCGCTCGCCCCACTCGGGGACGGTGTACTCGTCGGAGCCTAGCAGGTAAGTGTGCCCGTCAGCGGGAGTGAACCGGAAGTCACCGTCAGCTTGCCGAAGCAGCAAGTGTGGCATGGTCGCTGAGTCCAACTTGTAAGTGATGCCGGGGGCGACCGTCTCTTCCCAAGTGCCTTCTTCAAAGGGCAGCGCGTTTGTGGTGACAAACTTGACGTAGTAATCGTCCGCTCCCGACTCAGGGTCACCTGCGATCTTTGTGGTGAACCCGTTGGGGGCCACTAGCGGCAAGTCGGTGAAAGTCTGGGCCGTGTCCTTGACCAGCGTAGCGTTACCGTTGCCAACTGAGTCCTCAAGGTTGATAATGAAGTCCTCGGTTACCGTGGTCCGCTTGACAGCAATGGTGGAGCCGGAGATAGACAAGTCCCAACCGTTGGTCGCGTCCGCTAGGTAACTGCCAGAGCCGCTGCGGCTGACCGAACAGCCCGTAGCAGTACCCGTAGTCAGCGCGGTGTAGATGTCCGAGGCAATCTTGGTAGTCTGGATGTCCCCCGCGTCACCCACGGAGGTCTCCTTGGTGACCTGGATGTTGTCTGCCCCATACTTGACGTTGACCGTGTACTTGGTCTTATAGTTACCTAAGACCAGCGTGACCAACGCTTGGTGGCCGGGGTCCGTAGTAGTGTCCGCAGCCAGCGCAACCGTCTTCGTCTTGTTGACGATAAAGGTGTAGTCGTTGACCGTGAGAACCTTCAGGTCTTCCACGGGGTTCGAGCAGTCTAGATAAGCAAAATCATCTTTAGTAGCGGGGTTGCCCCCGTTATCCCTGATCGTCTTCAGCGTACCGTCAATGTCGTAGACCCTGAGAGCGTTGTCCTCAAGGGCACTCTGGTCACCCAAGGCTACAACGTAACGCTCAGTCGTGTCCCGGTTGACCGTGTGGATCAGCAGGTCACCAGAGGTATCATCGGATACCTTGGCAATATGCTCAGTCGGAGAACGCTTCGCCAACCCCTCGACAACCGTGGACATCGCGTTGTCCTGCTCCTCGGCTTGGCCGGGGTAGCGCATAGACGCTGGTTGCTGACTAACGCCACCAATCAAGTTGGGGACGGGAGTGCTGACTAGGGCCATTAGAGCGTGTTGATACTAGAGTTATTCAGGGCTGTCGGACGGTTGATGACGCGGAAGACATCGGAGTTCTGGAAGATCGAGTGGTCAGCGGTGTCGCCTTCGTGATCCTTCAGGTCCATAAGAGCCTTCACTTCGTCTTGCATGTTGTAAGCGTGGTGGTTTGCAGAGCCCACCATGCGGTCTTGGAAGATGCGAGCAGAGCGGATCATCAGGTAACGGCGAGCCGCCTCTGGGATCTCTTCGTATTCTAGGAAGTACACCACATCACAGGTCAGGGTGTCCGTGATCGTATAGGTGTGACTCTTCCGGTCGTAGAGTTTGGTCCCCCGCTGGACTACATCATAGTCCGTGTCGTAGCCGGGGGTGTTGTCAATGCGAGCTACATTGCCACTCAGCACAATCTCGTTGCTGGTGTTCGGAGCAAACTCGACCTTACTTTCAGAGTTGAAAGCCCAGCCGAAGCTCAAGGTGTCTCGCAGGACTTCATCAAGGATATTCTGAGCGACCACAGCGTCCGCGTTCATTGCGCCGGACAGGCTGCTAATGGGGCTAGACCCCACCGCCGAAAGCATCGTGTTGACTGCTTCTAGTTTCGTGGTGTGGGTAATAGCCATAAGAGGGGTCTTTCAGTTGGAAAAGGTGGGGCGACCCTGAGAAAACTCAAGGTCACCCCTGGGGTGTCGGAGAGGAGGAATCCGACTAGAACATTAGGTGGTGATGGCTACAGCCGACTCAGGCCGCAGAACGCCGTGACCACACATGTACTTGGCGACCATGAGGGTAGCCAATCGCTCAAGCTGGTACTCGCTTTCGACCGAGAGGTCCGCAAGTTTCACAGTGCCAACAGCCGACTTGTGGAAAGCCAGTTGGTGGACATCAGACCAGTCGATAGCGGTGTAGTCCTTACCGGACGCGCCAAACGGGTCGTTGCGAATGCCAAGCTCTTCAGACGTACCGCTGAGGTCGGTCGAGGGCATGTTGTTGGTCTTCAGGATCGTCATACCTGCGATCTTGTAGACACGGCCTTCGGCAAAGTCACCAGAGCCATCGCTGAAGTCCTTATCCAGAACAGTGGTGTCCTGAGTCAAGGCGTAGTAGGCAGCGGGCTTCATAAGAAGGAAGCGGTCTTCCGCAGGGCAATCGTTCTCGTCCAGAGTCTGAGCAGCCTCAAACGCCTTGTCGATGATGGTAGCCGCAACGGTGCCACTTCCTCCGGTGATGACCGTACCAGCCTTTCCACCAGTGATGGAAGTTGCCGACTTGGCCGCAGCGTAGATTGCACCGATGATGTTGATGTCCATTTGCTTCGCCAGAGCGCGGCCAATCATGGTCGCGTAAGACGAGCGGACATCGTAGTGGTTCATCAGTTCATCAGCGTCCGCAACCATCACGTTGGAGGTCAAGAACTGGTCAACGTGAATGATCTTCTCGTTGGCCTTGATCTGGCTGAGGTAGCCAG